GGATCTCCATGATATATTCATTATAAAGACCAGGGTTTTGATCCTTCAAAAAATTAGTGAAGGTTCTACCAACACCACAGTTGTGGCATTTATAAACATAGTCAGTCTTTACACGAAAAATATACCCACGCGCTAGGTGCTTCTTCTTTTTACTATCACCACAGTAAGGGCATCTGAAGTTATACAGGTGCTCTTTCTTCTTGGCAAACCTTTGTAGTTGAGGACTAACTAAACTTACGTATTTGCTGTCTAGGTAGCTCATTATTAGAATCTGTCACTCCACCCATAATACCAGAAATTGTGGGTGGCGTCAACACTTTCATGAGAGGTGGAACCACTTGTAATACTGCCACAAGGGTCGCAAGGACTGCTCCTGCACCGACAACAAACTTTGCGTTGGCATCCACTTTCTTCTGTACGAGACTAATCCTCTCATGCAGAACCTCATTATCTTTATCATGTCTTACTTTCATTTCTTCAAGCATACCGATGATGAGTTTATCGGCACGTTCAGATTCATCCAAACGATTTTCATGGCGCTCCAAGATAACAGCAATCTTATTACTGTTATCAGAGATTGTTCCTACTGCTCTTTCAAGCTTGTCAAGCATCTCTTTCGAGAGATCTTCATAAATGTTCAGTTTACTTTCTAATACTGCTAATCTACCAAGACCGAGAGCCATACCTATACGTTCCTTACAGCGAAATCTAATGCCGACTGGTACGTAGCAGCATCTTTGTTGAGCATATAACGAAACTGTGTCTGGTGCTCATTAGGAAGTTGTGCATAGCATGCAGCAATCCTCTTTGCAGAAAAATTATCAAGGTTCTGTTGCGATCCATCACCAAATGTAATCTTCGCAAAGGAAGACTCACCAGAAGGATTGAGTTCGGAGGTTGCAACTTGGAGTGCAACGTCCAGGGCATCTTGTTGTGCAGTGGATTCAGTCATAATTTCTTTAGTCACTTCAGTTTCTTCTTTCTTAAGTTTTTTTGTTTGGTCAGATGCCTTCTTTTTAAAGTCAGACATACGAGCCTTCATTAGCACGTCCATTTCTTTCGTCTTGGACTGCATTTTCTTCTTCGCTTCGTCCCGTTTCTTCTGCAGATCTTTAGAACGGCCAAGTTTTTTCATCTGACCGATTTGTTTCTGCGCTCTTTCTGTTTCAGAAGGAGCTGCTTCTACAATTTGAGTATCTAATTCTTCTTTCATTTTCTTACGGGACTGTATACGAGAGAGCATTGTTTTTGCACCCTTGGTGCGACCATCTACCTTGTCTTGATTGGCTTTCTTATATCTACGATGAGACTTTGGGTTAACAAATACGAAAGCAGGTGGCATTGACAAAGCAGCGCCATCACCAGCCATCATTTCATTCACAGTAGATTTAGATTCTTCAGACATTCTTGATCAACGTCGAGGTTTAGACTTTCTGGTAAGCGGTTAAGGGTCAACATAAAAGCTTTTAATCTTGACCAGTGTTTCGCCTCTATTTTATAAAACAATAGAGGCGTTGCAGCATCATCAAATACATTATACATGACGATGATATGATTTAAAATGAGATGAACTTTCAACTCACCGTGCATTTCATAACGACGAAATAAACGTTTGACGCACTTAATCTTATTTAGATCTTTTTTAAAGTCATCATACGTGGCGGAGTTCGGGTTATTATAATTACGTATAGCAAACATCAACCAGTTGTCCTGGTTCAACTCATCGAACTTCATTTATTATTCGGCGGTAGTAACTATCGCGGTAGCGGAGATAACTTCAGTACCACCATTAGTGGAGTTGATCTTGACACGGTAGGAACCAGCGTCAGTTGTTGCATACTCTGCAACCGCAAAGGTTGTTGCAGTCTCTCCAGAAATGTTCGCCCAACGATTTGCATCAGACAACTTCTGCCACTGATAGGTGAGAACAGAAGCATCTCCAGGAGGAGTTGCGATAGCGGCAAGAGTAAGTGTCAAAGCAGCAGCTTCAGCAACTGCAGTATTTGCAGGTTGTGTAGCGATGGTGATTGCTACGCTTACGTCTGCTGCCTGTGCATCATCTGCCTGTGTCTCGTTAGAGTTAGCTTCAGGACCAGCGATAGTTACTAGCATCTCTGCCTTATGGCGAGTGTGACCATCACAATCAGTGAAGGTGTAGTAAGACCACCAACCAGGAGCATTCAAACCACGAGCCTTATTCTCGGCAAGTGCTGCTTCGGTGTCGTCAATAAAAATTGTTTGTTTTGCTTGCGATGATGCAGCAATGCCAATGCCTGCTTTGGCTTTGTTAGCATTGCTGTCATCCTTTCCGTATAGGGACATGAGTTTTCAGCGCGTTTATATTTACCTAATATGTATTTATAAAAAAAAGGGAGCGGCACTATACCACTCCCTATATTATCACTCTTCTCTATTCTTAATCGCTTTGGTGACAACTTCAAGTAGTTGATCATCCATGTCAGTCTTGGTCAGCTTAACCGCTTTAGCAAGAATAACAAGACAGATCTCAACCATCTTCTCACCGAGTTCTTCATTCTCTGGGATTTTGTTAATGGCATCGGTAATAATTTTTGACGCCAAGGGAAGTAAAAATGCTAGCATGATTTTAGGGGCATAGTATACGCCCTTATTTAGTCTGCCTTTTTCTGACTCTTCATTGCCTTGAGAATATACTTTTTATTCTTTTTATTATTCTCTTTATCCTCGGCAGCACCGTCTTTGATGTCAGGCATCACTTCAACGTGTGCCGCTTTTACTTTTTTTCTTCGCCAATCTCCTTACGAAGTTCTGCCTGCTCTTTCATCTTCTTACTGGTGTTGATAATCTTGGAGACCTTCTTGCGGCGAGCAAGCAGATACTTATCAGACTTATCATGATCACCATCGTTGTCGATGTCCTTATCTTCCTTACCTACGGGATCAAGTTTCTTCTCTTTGATCTCTTCGCCAGTAGGCTCAAACCCTGCCTTAACGCAGTTGTTAACTTCCTTACCACCTTTCTTCTTGGTGCCTTGCTTCTTATATCCTTTCCAGCAAGAGGTGTTACCGTTGTCATCTTTGCCATCCATCTTGACTTCAAAGATGTATGTCTCACCACCTAGTTCAAAAGAGAGTGACTCTTTCTTGGCAGTCTTTGCAGATTTAGTAAAGGCATCAGCAGCAGGATAGTCCTTACTACCTTTCTTTGCAGGTGCTTCACCACGCTTCTTTTTAGCATGGATGTTGGCATAGAGACCATTCTTCTCTTCTAGGTCTTCAGTCTCTTCACGAGCAACAACCTTTGTAGTATCTCTGATCTCTGCTCCAACAGAATACTTCATGCCTTGACCTGTACGCAGGTTAGCAGCAGGATCAGGAGGAGCAGCGTTTGTTTTAGGATCTTTAGTCGAGAAGTCATCCTCTTTCTTTTCCTTACCAGAAAGGTCAGGGATAGAAGTGGATGCATCAGTACCACCAGCAGGACCAGGAGCTCCTAGATCTTTCTTCTCTGGTGCGGGGATGGTAGCAGACTCTTCACTGATAGTAGACTGTTGGAATCCATCTCCACCCATCCACTTGGAATACGAATTGATAAGTGCCTGGGAATAGGCATCATTATGCTGCACACTATTGACTGGTTTCTGTCTTTCCATTATTGAAAATACTACTTTTCCTGTCTTTATTTATGGTATCAATTACTTGTACGGCGCGGATATCTTTCACCCATGCTCTAAACATCTCACCAGACTCGGTGATTGCAATGACATAGTTGACTCCAGACCTATGTATACTACCTTTCTGTCCAGTCAATGCATTCATAACAATATCACCTTCAGCAAATGTATCAGTTTGTCTATGCTGTTGACGAACTGCTTGCTCTCTCAATTTTTTGAAGTCTTTCATTTAAAATTAGCGGGGAGTGCTCCTTTAATTTCCATCATCATTGCCATACAATCTTTATCATTCAGTGCTCTGGGTATACCAGACCTAAATGTTTTGAAGTCGGCAGCAAAAGCAGCACGTCTCATCTTTGTTCCAGAAATAGCAAAGGTATCTCCATCAGCATCTCTGCTGCCTGAAGATTTAATTTCTAGTTTTCTAAAAGAAAACTCCGTGCCGTTATATTTATGGAGGAATGACATGGCTGATACCCTATCAGATCCTACAAGAAACACTGCTTCATTATACCCATCCATCATAAGCTCCTGTAAGATCTCCACGGGTTGTTTAGGACCCGAAAAGATTTTACCCTTATGCTCTGGGAACATCTTCTCCATGTAGAATAGTTTACGATGAGGTGGGAGGGGATTCTTTCCTTTAGTGTCGTGGGATTGAGAAATATAAATGCGATAATCATGTCGTCCCGATGCACGTTTCACTCCATCAAAGTTTTCTTTATGTCCCGTAGTAGGTGGTTGGAATCTGCCAAACGTAAAGTAGCAGGTCTTACAATTTAACGCCATTGTTTTTGTAGAGTGAAGTTATTGAATGCAAACTCAAATCTATTAACAAATTTAATCATACTACCATCTTTATGAAGAACATATCCTTCAGGTGTCGTCACCTTATATCCATTCTCTGTCTGGACATAGGTTCTGAACTCCTCAAGGTGGTCCAGTTTATCTATAACCATTTGCTTAAGATTTTGCAACTCTTTGTACAGAGCAATCATCATCTTAAACTTGTAGACATTATCTAGGAGATAGTTCTCACTCTCATATACCAGCGCACACTTCTTTGTTCTGTTAGCAACTGTCTTGATCTTTGC